TTTGGCCTTGATTGAGAAAAATTTGTTTTTCCTCCTTTGGTCTTTATTGGATTCTGAAAATTTTCTTCAGAATTTGAGTTATTGTTGTCGTTTTCGGACTTTGGTAAAAGTTGCTGTAAAACACTAATTAGTTGTTTTAGTTGTTCAGGATTTTTTGTTAATTCATTAAGATCCATGTTTCACCTTGGTTTTTTGTATAGATAGGATTATATCAGATAAATTTTTTATGTTATTAGCTAAATAAGAAAGCCTGTCTGTTCTTTGTTTTGCAAACTTTTTAATACCATTCAATGCGGAAGCCTTTTCATTGTGTTTAATTGCTTGTAAAGATTTTTCTATAAATCCATAGCCTTTATAATTATTTATTTCATCGGCTATTGTTTCTTTAATATATTCGTCTGACCAATTATATCTAGCTATTTCTCTATTTATTGTTCTTTGTAAGTGAAATGCAAACTGGGCTAATCTATACGAAATTTGTGCGCAATCTTCTGGAGTTAGTTTTTCGAGTTCATCACGATTCATGCTGAGATATTGATTAAGTTCATTCTCTGGCAAAAAAGCATTATTATACTTTGGTAAAGATAATGACTGTTCGTATTCATCAAGAATACTGTCCCAATACTGTAATTCTTCTTTAGATGTTTTGGTCATCGTAAAGTATAGACCTCCATTCTTCGATATTTTTGTTGTACGGTAATACTATTTGTTTAATGCCGTTAATCGCACACCATTCTGTTTTTTCTCTATCTCTTTTCTGTGATTTTATAAATCCTAAAACATTTGTATGATAAAATGGTATGAATTTATAATGTTGCTCACCATGTATTTCTATGCATGTTTTTTTAAGCGGTAAATAAAAATCTAAATATAACGTTTCTGATTTTCTTATGCTTATTGGTACTTCTTCCAAAATTTGTAATGTAGGAAATTCTTGTACTAATAAATTTCTAGCCTGTAAATGCAAGCTAGATTTATTAATAAGCCTTCCTTTTGCTATATGGCCAGTTAAATGCCATACATGCAAATTCCCATCAAGATCTTTTACCGTCATTTTATTCCCATTGTTTCCTTAACTTTATCCATTAAAGAAATATAAACCTTTTCATTTTCTAATAGATATTGTCTTACTTTTTCTGTTCCTTGGAATTTTGGTTTATCTTCTACAGAAGTTATTGTGTACCACGCTCCGCCTTTGCTTATTAGTCCAAGATCCGAAGCTAAATTAATTAGCTCAGTATGCTTATCTATGCCTTGTCCATATCTGATAAAACTAGATATCGTGGCGCCTGGGGGACCGAGTGCGGAACACAAAACTTGCCATTCTATTTCTTGTCCTATTTGTGTATTATCGCTACTTAAAACCCATGGTTTAAAAGTTTTTGCTCTAATCTTAACGTCAGTTTGATATGCTATGGCCTGACCACTCTTCTCTTTGAATTCTGCACCATATCCTGTTGGATTTCCCATTAGATGTGTGATGCCTATTACTATATTTTTATTTACGGGGATTACGTTTGCAACTTTTCTACAAAATTTTGCTAATAATTTAGCACCATCTGCTCTTTGCATTTTATCCATATCACTAGTAATTTCTGCTTCTGTGCATAAAGCAGAATAGGAGTCTATGATCAGAATACTTCCAGGCTCTTCATTGATTATTCTTTCTGCTATTTGTAGGTATTCTTCTGCGTGTAATATTTTACCTTGTTGACTACCTATAACATGAAATCTTGATAGATCTAAATTTGGTATTCCTTCAAGATCTCTTTTTTTCAATCTACCTTCTATGTTTAGGTAGTACACATTCCTTGGCTTTTTTATATCTCCTTGATATTCTGGTTTTTGTGCTGTTGCCGCAAAGTCCAATGAGGTTGTTGTTTTACCACATTTTGGTTGTCCCGTTAGAACAACGAAACTTCCTTCTGGAATTCCACCATTAAGAATTATATCTAAAGATGGGCTTACAGGTATAGTTATTACTTTTTTGTCAACAATAGCATTACCATTCAAAATAATATTTTCGCCAAAAGTTTTTACTACATCTTCTTTAAGAGTCATAATCTAGATTCCTGAGTTTTGAGATTATATTTTTTTTGTCTATATTTTTTCTAAAGGTTTTTTTATCTTTTCTGTCTATTTCTAGACTAAGATCTTTATTTTCCGATTCGAGTTTTTCTTGTTCTTTTTCTATGATAGCTATAAGATGTGGAGCCCGCAAAGAATATATTTTTTCTGCTGGCTTACTCCTTAGCGCTCTTATTATAGATTTAGAATCGTATTTTTTTAATAACTTATGGGCAGAAGCTATTTGGTTTTTATAATATATTTCCCAATTTTTATTTGTCCAAAATCTATAATGTAAATCTAACTTATCTTTTTTAGCCTTATTCTCGCAAATTAACTCTGTGATATATTGAGCTGCTGATACAGCCTTATCATTAGAGTATTTAGAAATATATTTATCCATTATTTCTTGGTCTAAAAATATGATCTGCTTTATTGTTTGATGGAGTTGGTCTTACTTGATCGTTATACTGGGATGCTTCTTTTGTCATTATAGAAACATTATTTGTATTTTTTGACGAAGTATGCCTTATCATCATATCGTGAGATTTTGAAACAGGAGATTTTGCTGTTTTAATCTTTGGTTCATCGCTAACCTTGGAACTTTTTTCCAAGATTTTTTCTACTTGTTTTTCTGTAATAGATAGTTCAGTCGCAATATCTATTGATGACATGCCCTGACTATTTAGCCACTGTATCGAATATGTTTGCTCTTTTGTTAATCTGCTCATATAGCCTCCCTCTCTGCGTTATTTAGCCATGCTGTGTTTTTTGTTCTTAAGAATTTCAAATACATTTCAAAAACTTTTAAATTTACTTCTTTGAATTTTTCATTAGATCTACAAATCCTATCTAAAAAAGTATTGTCTTGTTTTGAGCCATATATAGAAATCGGATTCACAAACTTACCAGCATCACATTTTATTGAATATCGCACAGAACCGTCTTCTCTATATATCTTTTTTGCTACAACTTTTTTATCATTTTCTACTTTTACTCTAGGATTATTTTTTAAGTCGGTAAAGTCCTCGTTGCCGGTCATACAATAAAACTCATTTTCATTGTTTATTAACATATTTTGATTTTTATATATATAATCACTCATTTGTGTTGTCCTTTGTTTCGTCTTTTACTTCATCTTTTATTTCATAAGCCACTTTAGACGATTCTAAGATATGACTTTCCAAGTATTTAAAAAAGGTATCTAAAAATATTTTATGATTTTTTTCGTCAGGTATTGGTATATGGTAATTTTGAGAATACATATTTTTTGTATTCAACAAGTTACCAGTATTATCTTGCTCCAATAAAGAAGCTGTGATATTAAAAACTAGTTCAAATTTACAATCTGATAATTTTGTTTCATCAACGAAAAAACTATCATAGCTATCCACATAATTTGTTTGTTTTTTGTTATCTTCAGTCATTTGTCCACTTATTTTTAATTCCTTTTTCCATTCTGGTCATACCTTTTGGTAATTCTTTGTTAGATTGAACTTCTTTATATTCGTTATGTCTTTTCTCTAAAAATTGCTTATGGTCGCTACTCATTTTGTCTCTGTTTCTATTAGCCAAATCTCCTAGAGTTTTTAATTCAGAATCAGATTTTTTAACAGAAGCGCTTATACATGAGCAGTCCATCATATAGTCTCTGCTGACGCTAGAACTATTACATGCTGGGCATCTTTGTTTGCTATGGTATTCTTTTATAGAAAGAAATATTTCGAATGTCTGGGAGCAATTCTCACAATTAAAAGTATACGTTGGCATTATTTAATTTCTCTTTGAGCATTCAATAACCAAGTAGTATTTTCTGTTTTTAAAAAATTTATGTATTTATTAAATATGGACTCTGTTACTTCTGTAAAGCTTATTGAATTTTTACAAGTTTTGTCTATAAAAGATCCCTTGTTTGGAGAAGAAAAAGGATTAAATATATTCTTTTGTGGATCTGTTTTTATATAGAAAGAAGGATACAAATTAGTATCTCTTAAGTCTTTTCTCTTTTTATTTTTGATAGTTTTTGCATAAACGAGATCTGAGTCTTCGTCTAATCTTGGGAATCCATTATCATCAATAAAAGAATGATGCTTAAATGTTGTATAATACATGAGTTTATTTTAGATATGTGGAACAAGCACGATAAAAATCATCGTTCGTACTATCTATAGTAGTCAGATCCCGATACCAAGGCAAGTAGTCAATCGAATATCTTGGTTGTATCGGAGTTTTGATTAGTTTCATATTAGCTTCATACGGCGTTTTATCAGCTTTTTTCGCATTGCATTTTATACAAGATGTTACTATATTTTGCCAATTAGTACAGGCGTGTCTTTTACCATTAAATTTAGATTTTGGTATAACATGGTCATATGTTAATTCAGAGATTATAAATTTTTGCCCACAATACTGACAAGTATAATCATCTCTAATATAGACATTTTTTCTTGAAAAATTAATGGGTTTGTTATATAGATTATAGAATTTTTTAGTTTTTGCTATAAGAGGAATAGGATATTTTTTATTCGGTCCTTGTATAAATTTATCCTGATAAAATTCTATTATTTCTATTGGACACATAGTATCAGATCTTAAAGACCATATTATAGATCTTTGCCAATTAACAACTTTCAAAGGAGTAAAATCAGCATTTAATAATAAGCATCTATAGTCTTTTATCTTGTTGCTGTTCATGATTATCTAATCGTGCAAGGATTTTAGCTATAATAGGATTTCTAATAATATCAGAAAATTCTAGATTTGCTATTCCTATACCCTCAACACCTTCTAAAGCTTTAGATATTGTATGAAAACCACCCTGCATATGTCTCATAAGATCCGATTGACTAACATCTCCGGTTAATATCATTTTACTGTCTGTGCCAAGTCTTGTCAAGAGCATTTTTAATTGATCGTATGATGCATTTTGACACTCATCTGCAACAACAAATGAATTATGAAAATTTCTACCTCTCATTAAACCCAAAGGAACTATTTCTATTTTATTATTTGTTTTTAGAGAAGTAAATTCTGCTGATGATATAAAATAATTGATTTCATCTAGTAATGGTAATAGATAAGGATGTAATTTTTCTTCCGCTGTTCCTGGTAAATATCCAATTTTTTCTCCACTTTCAACAACCGGTCTGGTTATAATTATTTTTTTTACTTTATTATCTAGTAGATATTCTAGTGCCATACCTATGGCTATGTGTGTTTTTCCACTACCAGCCACACCTTGACAAAAAGTAATACAGTTTTCCGCGACCGTTCTAATATAATCTTTTTGATTGTCTGTTCTTGGTTTTAATTTATTCCTGTTAAATTGATGATTAATTACCAAAGGATTAGTTGCGTCGATTATTTTATTTTTTTTCTTGCTATTTTTTGTATTTTTTCTCAACTGTTACCCTTTGACTATAGAGTTATATATACCAATTATGTATTATATATACACCATACTCTATATAACATAAGGCTTCAAATTTGGGGATTTCCAGTTATCAGGCTTTAAAACTTTTCCATCTGATCTTTTTTTTACCTTACCAGTATCTGGGTCTATTTTGGCAAAATTTGTTCGCATTACTTCATCCCATGCGGCTTCACCATTGGCACCCATACTATTTATGGCACCGGCTGTTACTACTAAAATATCTATAAGAGCATCAAGAATCTCAACCCTATCATTGTTTTGAAAAGCTTCCTGTAGTTCTTGAACTTCTTCTTTAATTAAAGAGTGATACATATTTAATTGGGACTCGTTCCATTCGCATACACTTTGATCACATGCAATCATAAATTTTGTCTGATCGGCAAATACATTTCCCATAATATTTCCTTTATTCTTATAGATTTTAAATTAAGATTCACAACTGCTACAAGTTAAAATACTTCTAGCTAGTTCTTGTGCGGGATTAGACGACCTTTGGTAATAGAATGTTTTTATACCATTCTCCCAACCATAAATTAGTAGTTCGCTAATTTCCTTTGCTGGACATTGTGGAGGTATCATCAGATTTAAAGATATAGACTGATCAATATATTTTTGTCTCTGTATATTTTGAATAACTATTTCTTTTTGAGAGATTTCTCCAAAGGTTTTGAATACATCTTTTTCTTCTTTTGATAGAAAAGATAAGTGTTGCACCGAGCCTCCTCTAACCAAAATATCTTTCCATACTTCTTCTTTATCTTGATCTTTATCTTTTAGTAATTTTTTGAGATATGGATTTTTATATGTAAAATTACCTTTTGCTAATTTTTTAACGAAATAATTAGAGTTTAACGGTTCGATAGAAGGACTAACTTGACCCAAAATAAAAGAGCTAGATGTTGTTGGAGCAACAGCCAGTGTTGTTACATTTCTTCTAGAGTAACCTTTTAATAATGGTGGTTCTCCAAGAAGATCCGCTAAATCACAAGATGCTTTGTCCGCTCTAGATCTTATAGTTTTCCAAATTTCGTTATTTAGCATTTTTGCTGACATGGACTCAAAAGATATCATTTTTGATTGAAGTAATGAGTGCCAACCCAATACTCCCATGCCCAATGCTCTTTGATTTATAGCAAAATTTCTGGCCGACTCCATAAATCTTATATTCTTTGTTTTTCTAATAAATTCTTCATTGACAGAATCAAGAAAATATATCAGAGTTTCTATGGCATCTGTTTCTTTTATTTCGTCCCAATGAAGCAGATTTAGGGATGATAGTACGCAAACAAAAGAATTATTTTCGTCAGAGAACAAAGTTATTTCTGAACATAAATTACTATTTTTAATTTTTAGCTTTTGATCTATGTAAACGTTTGGAGCATTATTATTTACATTGTCTATAAATACTATATAAGGATAGCCTGTTTCAAATCTTTTTTGTATAATTTTTGCCCAAATTTTTCTCTTGTCTTTATCACCAGCAACCATGGATTTCATCCATTCGTCTGTTATCGTTACTCCAATACTCATATTTTGAATATTGTGTCCTTCTGATCTTATTTGTAAGAATTCATTTATATCTTTATGTTCCACAGGAAGATAAGCAGCAAAAGATCCTCTTCTTGCTGATCCTTGCGAAACAACTTCTGCTACCTTATCAAATAATTCCATAAAATGGACAGGGCCACTGGATTCCCCTCCAACACTTATTTTTGCCCCACGCTCTCTTAGATCTCCAAAAAATCCAGAAGTCCCACCACCTAATTTGCTCATCATTCCAACTTCTGCTACTTTATCTAGAATTCCATCCATAGTATCAGGAATATATGAATTAAAACAAGATACTGGCAAGCCTCTGTCATTGCCATAATTTGTCCATACGGGAGTAGCAAGAGAATAAAATCCTCTACTCATGTAATCTTCAAACTTATCAGCAAACCCGTCTATATGCAGAATAGACTCAGCATTTTCTGCTATTTGTCTTATTCTTTCTTCTGGGGTTACGCCTCCTTTTAGGTATCCTCTTTCAAGAAAAATTCTACTATGAGAATTTAACCAGTTATATTTTTTTGTCATCTTATTTCCTATTAACTAAACAAATCTTCTTCAGTAAAGCTTTGTGCATATTTCGAATATTCCACAGGACGACTATGGAAAAAATCTGTCATATTATTTCCTAATACTTGTTCATCAAACCATGATGTTTTGGATATTGTTTCTTCATCAACATCGAATACAGAGTCATATCCTATCTTTTTAAGGGATTCGTTCATTCTATTTTTTATAAATTCTTTTAAGAGATTAGAATTTAATTTTTCATGATCGTATCCATTGACTATCCATTCTATAATCTGACACTCATACTTGATAGCTTCTTTTGCTTCATAAATAATTTTTTGCTCTAATTCATCATCAAATAATTCTGGATGCTCTTCTTTTATGGTGTTAATAATTTTAATACCTATCATAGCATGTAGATTTTCTTCTCTCGAAGTATATTCTACTTGCTTGTTTGTGTCTTTTAAAAGATTTTTGTATCTTCCAAACCAACTTATGGTATAAAACTGAGAGAATAATGCTATATTCTCAACGAATAAAGTAAATAGTATCAAAGAATAAACAAATTGTTTTTTATTATTGTCA